AACGACCTGCTGCTGCTGACAGCTCTGAACTTCAGGCTTGACTCCAAGCTCAAGAATGACGCCGGCACCGGCTACGCTAATTCGGCGGACAGCGGTGGAACCACCGTGAACTTCGGCGTGCCGTTCGTGGATGTGTTCTCGATTTCAGTCACGCCAGCCACTACCACTGCCGTGATTGCGGTCTATGATTTCGTCGATGTTCCCAACCCAACCAGCTTCAAGGTGCTGCTCTACAACACGTCGGGAACACGGGTGAGCGGCAACTTTAGCTGGAGCGTGCGAGGAGTCTGATGGCTAACTGGAGCAACCCCCTCCTCACCAGCACCTACGCCAACTTCTTGGCGGAGCTGAAGGCGCGTGATGAAGACCTGGCGAAGCAGTTTGATGGCCAGACGGTCAGCAACCTCGTCACTGGTGCAATCCGGTGGGACAGCGTTGCGGACCGCTGGAAGCAATGGAACGGGACCAGCTGGGCTGAACTGACCACCATTTATGCGCTGACCGGCCTAAGCACCACAGGCGCGGCCAGTATCGGCGGTGCGCTGACGGTCACCGGTGCAGCAGCACTGAATGGCGGCGGCACCAGCACCACGGTGGCGACTGCCGACAACAGCACAGCCATCGCCACCACGGCCTTCGTCAAGGCGCAGGCCTACGCCACCCTGGCGAGCCCGGCGCTGACCGGCACACCGACCGCGCCTACTGCTGCGCTTGGCACTAACACCACGCAGATCGCGACTACGGCGTTCGTCAACAGCGAGATCGCCAACGATGCGCCCTCCAAGACGGGCACCGGCGCCAGCGGCACTTGGGGCATTTCGATCACCGGCAACGCCGCCACCGCGACCACGCTGGCGACAGCTCGCGCAATCAACGGAGTCAGCTTCAATGGCTCGGCTGACATCAACGTGCCGGACCTTCGAGCCAGCAATGGCACTGTGCTGATTGACGGCACAGGCGTCACCTCGGCCGTGAATTACATCGGGCTCGTCAACGCAATCGCTGGCGGTACTCCAGCGATCAGCACGGCTGGCGCCGACACTAACATCCCGCTGATCATCAGCACCAAGGGTGCTGGTGGCATCACGCTTCAGAGCGTAGGCGGCAACATTGCGCTGCGCCCTTCGGCCGGTTCAATCCTGTTCTATGACGCTGTAAACACCTATTACACCAACCTCGACAACGGCTCGCTGACGGCAAACCGGACGCTCACCATGCCGAACGGCAACGTGACGCTGGTGGCCGGCACCATGGTTCCCACCGCCGGCACTGGCGCAACGGGCACCTGGGGCATCAGCATCACCGGCAACGCTGCAACGGCGAGCACCTGGGCGACGGCTCGCACGCTTAGCTACACCGGCGACGTGACCGGCAGCGGCTCGGTAAGTGGCGGCGGCAACGTGGCGTTTGCCATGACCCTTGCGGCTGGCGTGGTCGGCACCACTGAATTGACGGACGCTGGCGTAACAGCCGCAAAACTTTCCGGCGCACAATCTGGCTCGGCGCCGATCTACGGTGCCAGGGCGTGGGTAAACTTCAACACCGTCACCACTACTACGATTCGAGCAGATGGCAACGTTACCAGCCTTACTGACACTGGCACTGGTGATACCACGGTAAACTTCACAACTGCGATGGCCGACGCGAATTACGCAGCAATCGGCACCTGCACGAATCCTTATTTCTTAACCTTGGCAAGCGTCACTACCACCTCCGTCAGGGTTGCTACCAACGAGGCGACAATAGGACCGAGGGACACTTCCATCGTCTGTGTTTCAGTCTTCCGTTAAAGGGGTCACCATGGCAGATCAACGCATCATCTACCCAACTGACAACGGCGTGGCGGTGATTATCCCCGCCCCCAACTGTTCTCTCCCGCTTGCTGAGATCGCTCGCAAAGACGTGCCGGCCGGTACTCCCTACAGGATCATCACCACCGACGACCTGCCGCCAGATCGTGACTTCCGCAACGCATGGGAGGCAGACTTCAGCGCCCCCGATGGCATTGGCATCGGCGCTGATGCCTGGTTCGCTGAGCAGGAGGCTGCCCGATGATCAACATCAACCTCGACAAGGCCCGCGACATCCACCGCGACAGGATTCGCCAAGCCCGTGCCCCAAAGCTTGAGCAGCTAGACACTGCCTTCCAGCGCGAGCTGGAGAAGCCGGAGCCCAACACGGCGACCATCGCCGCCCAGAAGCAGGCGCTGCGCGACGCACCGGCTAGCCCTGCCATCGATGCCGCGCAGACACCAGAGCAGTTGAAGGCCGCATGGCCCGCTGACCTCCTCGGCGATTCGCCTTATACTCCAACCGCCAACGAGGACGCCGATGCCTGATCTGAAGCAGCAGCTCACTGAACTGGTCGATGCCTTTGCAACCGCCAAGGCCACCGGCAACCAGCTGCTTACGCAGAGCGCAGCATCTGCGTTGGTCGAGTTCTTAGAAGGCATCCAGATCATCAAGTCGGAGCCTGTCGCTACCGAGCAGACTGATGGCGGTCAAGAGTAAAACCGGCGCTGCTCGTATTGAGCACCAGCCCGGCCCCCCGAAAACCACGCGCCAAGGGTTCGGCCAGAACAGCCGACCGCGGCGCCGCGGCCGCAAGCCCCTAAGAGGGCAGGGTCGGTAATGGACCGGGAAACCCGCGAGAACTGGCGCAAGATAAAGGAAGCGCTGGAGCGGGCGGGAAAGACCGACAACCATTACTACAGGCGCGCGCTTGCCATCCTCGCCACTGGTCGCGATCCTTTTGAGCACGAACTGCCTCGGTAGGATCGTTCAGTCGAAGGAAGCCCTCCATGGAGCCGCAGGTGTCGCACAATGACATCTACCGAGAGCTCGGTGAGCTCAAGGGCATGATGTCTGCCCTGATCCTTCGCACACAGAAGGATGACGAAGAAAAAAAGGATATTTTTAAGCGCATTGGCACGCTCGAAACCCGCATGGGACAGGTGGTGCTGGCCGCAGTGATCGCCAGCCTGGTGCTGCCACCCATCGCTTCCTTCGTCGGACAGCACTTCCAGCTCAATCTTCGCCCCACCGCTGCCGTCATCAGCAAGCAGGGCTAATCTTGGAGAACACCCCATGGTCTTAGGCATGGACCCCACTACCACTGCAATTGTCGCGATCGTCGTCGCTGCACTCTCCGAGGCCATCGCACTTAGCCCGCTGCGCGCCAACAGCATCATCCAGCTGGTCCTGCAGTTCCTGCGGCTCGCCTTCCCAAAGCGCTGACGTGACCAACACCGCACCGATCACGCTGGAGCAGCTGTTCCGGTACTGGCGGAATTTGCCCCATCAGGCGGCCGCAATCCCCGAGCTAGAGGCTGATCTACGCCAGAACGGCTACGAAAACGCCATGAGGCGTGATCGGCCGTGGTTCAACACCTGGAGCCAAGATGGCAAGCAGGCCGACCTGTCAGCCGGGCTGGCGCTGATCAAGGAGTTCGAGGGCTGCCACTTGCAGGCGTACCCGGATCCGCTGCATGGCTGGAAGGTCGCCACGATTGGCTACGGCACCACCCGCTACGGCGATGGCCGGCCGGTAAAGCAGGGCGACAAGATCAACGCCATCGAAGCCGACATGCTGCTGCGGCTTGAGATGGACCGCATCTGTCAGAAACTCGCACAGACCATCCCGGCTTGGAAGGAGCTCGGCGATAACCAGAAGTCAGCGCTGATCAGCTTCGCCTACAACCTCGGCTCCGGCTTCTACGGCACCGAGGGCTTTGCCACGATCAGCAAGGCACTGCGCGAGAAGCGCTGGAAGGACGTGCCCGGCGCCATGATGCTCTACCGCAACCCCGGCTCATCGGTGGAGGCCGGCCTGAAGCGCCGGCGCAAGGCTGAGGGTGATCTCTGGCTGAAGGACATGCCCGACATGCCCGGCATCGAGACCTTCGATGCAATCCAGCTGGCGGTGCCCTATTTCAGCCAGCGCGACAACAAATCGGGTCAGGGCTATCGCGAGTGCTTCAGTTCGAGCATGGCCATGATCGCGGCTTTCCACGGCAAGGTGAAATCGGACGACGAATACAACGCCATCCGCGCCCAGTACGGCGACACCACCGAACCCACAGCGCAGATCAAGACCCTGCAGGCGCTCGGCCTCAAGCCGCAGTTCATCCAGAGCTGCACCGTGGCGATGCTGGAGCGCGAGCTGCGCGCTGGCCGGCCGGTTGGCCTGGGGTGGCTGCACAAGGGCTCGGCCGCGGCACCCAGCGGTGGCGGGCACTGGTCGGCGGGGATCGGGTTCAATCCCACCAGCATCATCCACAACGACCCCTACGGCGAGTGCGACCTGGTCAATGGCGACTACGTCAACAGCAAGGGCGCTGGTGTGGCCTACAGCCGCAAGAACTGGCTGCGGCGTTGGGAGGTTGAGGGCCCGGGCTCCGGCTGGGCAATGCTGGTCTCAAAGTGACGATTTGCGACTGAGTGCGCTATCGCTAGGGGCGAGCAGTAACTTGGGGCATCTTTCGCAAACCGCATGATCCTCCACGATCGCGAGATCCGCCGCTTCTGCGAAGAAGAGCGGATGATCGTCCCCTTCGACCTTGAGCAGCTCAACCCGGCCAGCTACGACCTGCTGCTGGGCAACGAAATCATGATCGAGAGTGCTACCAGCGATCAGTTGGTGCGTGTCGACATCAGCGACTGCAGTAAGGACAATCCTTACCTGCTCAAGCCCGGCCAGTGGATCCTTGCCGAGACGTTCGAGACGTTCAACATGCCCGACGACGTGGCAGGGTTTTTCTTTCTCAAATCGAGTCGCGCCCGAGAAGGCCTAGAACACAGTCACGCAGGCTTCGCGGATCCGCAATGGACCGGGTCGAAACTGACGCTTGAGCTCACCAATGCCCGCCAGCTGCGGCCACTGCGTCTGTGGCCCGGGCTCAAGATCGGCCAGATGGTGTTCATGCTGACCGCCGGGATCCCGGACATCTCCTACGCCGAGGTCGGCCACTACAACTCTCAACCCCAAGTGATGCCCTCATGGGAGTCGAACTGATTCACTGCACGCCAGATGCCGAGCGGCTGATCGTCAAGATGGCCCGGGTGTCTGCGCCGCAGAATGCCGACAACATGGAGACCGGCCCCAAGCTGCTGCGCTACCTGATCAAGCACAGGCACTGGTCGCCGTTCGAGATGGCATCTATGTGCGTCCAGATCGACACTGAGCGCGACATCGCCGCCCAAATCCTGCGGCACCGCTCGTTCTCCTTCCAGGAGTTCAGCACTCGCTATGCCGTCACCACCAAGGCCAAGCCGCCTGCCCTGCGTCGCCAGGACACCAAGAATCGGCAGAACAGCATCGACGACCTTGAGAAAGCCGCCAGACAGGGCTGGGACTATGTGCTCGGCAACCACCTGGAGAACGCCTACGACCTCTACGAGGAAATGATCGGCCTCGGCATCGCCAAGGAGACTGCGCGTCGCATCCTGCCGCTCTGCACACCCACCACGCTCTACATGCACGGCACCCTGCGCAGCTGGCTTCACTACATCGACGTGCGCACCGATCCCGGCACCCAGCTTGAGCACCGGCAGATTGCCGAAGCGGTCAAAGGCATCTTCATGGAGCGATTTCCCATAATTGGGGAAGCAGCCTTCGCGCCATGAGATTCGCCACCCGCGATGGCTCCGTGACGCCCGAAGAAGGGCTGCGCACGGCCTACGACCTGTTCCGTGACGGCCGCCCGAAGGAGGCGGCCATGATGTTCCTCGTCTATGCCGACCCCGACAGCATCGGCATCGTTGGCGAGAGCGAGTACACCGCGCTGGCCAACCACCTCACCGAGGTGATGGCCCACGTGTCGCTGTTCAACATGATCTGCGACGAGGAAGTGCAGCCGGTGCTCAGCGACGAGGGCGAGCCGGCCTACATCGCCTGTCGCTTCCATGACGGCGACGATCCGACGCCGATGTGATCAGCAACGGCTCCGGCCATCGATTGTGCGCCATCCTCCAGCAAGTGGGCATAGCGGCTAGTAGTGAGCGGGCTGGCATGGCCTAGCAGATTGCCGACCTGCGGCAGCGTCAGGCCGACCTTGGTGATCGCAACCGATGCCCAGTGGTGCCGCAGATCGTGGACCTTGAGGTTCTTGATTTCGGCAATGCGCATCAGCTCTTCCCACAGGTTCTGATAGGCGACCAGGTGGCCGTCGCCCGAGCCTGCGATAATCCACTGTGTATTCGATTTGAGACGCAGTTCTCTCAAGATGAGAATTCCTGCAGGAGGAATATGCACTACGCGATCGTGGCCCACCTTCTGGCCGGTTTTGTGACCTTCTGGCGGGATCACCATCAGCCCTGCCTTCTCGTCGACCCAGTCCCACCTGCCGCGGCAGATCTCACCCACCCGGCACCCCGTCAGCATCAGCAGCCGCACCAGCTGCGCGAAACGCCACCGCAGTGGCGACGTAGCTATCGCATCCAGTGCAGCTACCAGCCGCTGCCGCTCTTCGTTTGACAGGTAGCGGCGCCGCTTGCGCTCGCTGTTGCTCGGCACTTTGGAGCAGGGGTTGTCCGGGCGCAGCTGCCACAGGATCGCGAGGTTGAACGCTTTCCGCAGCACTGCCAGGCACCGGTTGGCCTGGATCGGCCGGATCCGCATCAGCAGCTTCATCACGTCGGCGCTGGTGACCGCCTGGATTTTGTGCCGGCCAAGCTTGGGGATGATGTGAACGTCCCAGATGCTCTTGTAGTTCTTCGCGGTGCCCGGACGCAGTTTCGGGTAGTGCTCGGCGACCATCCGCCGGTACAGATCGGTCATGGTCGGGGCCGTGCGCAGCTCCTGGCGGGCACTGGTGGGTGACTTGCCCTGGGCGGCGGCTACGAGGATCTTCTGCGCCTCCTCGCGGGCCAGCGTGCGGTTGAGGACATCGGCTCGGCCGATCTTGTGGTGCTGCTGTTTGCCGCCCGGCTCGCGGTAGCGCAGATACCAGGTCGACACCCCGCTCGGCATCACCATCAGACCCAGGCCGGCCACCTTCGTGTCGGGCTTCCACTCGCGTTTCATGCGTCCCTCCGTTCGCGCACTATTCGCGCAGATTTGCGCGAATTTGCGGTAAGTTGCGCGAATCAGCTGGAAAACGCAAGAGCGAATCTCAGTGATGAATCAGAGCGTTAGTGAGTTTCCGTGAAGTTCCGTGAGACTTTAAAATGAGACTTTTAATCAGTTGATTGAGGGCAAATTTGTGTGCGAATACAAAGGGTTAGCAAGTAGCAAAATAGCCGTTCGCGCAGCATTCGCGCAGGCTTTTTGGGGCCCATAGCTCAACGGTAGAGCAATCGACTTTTAATCGATTGATCCGAGTTCGATTCTCGGTGGGCCTACCAATCCCGCAGTGATCCCAAAGAAATCGTTCAGTGCGGTTGCAGTGGCTACCGTGGTTCGAGACCTTGCCGGTGGCGCCGATGGCGACCTACCTGTTGGAAGTGGCCGCCAAGGTCGTGGTGCATAGCGACGAGGATTCCATCGAGGAATTCCTCGCGAACACCTATTCGCGGATCGCTGAGTTCATCCCCGACGACGAGCACATCGTCGACATCGAACTGGATGCCTTTCCCCTACCCCAGGAGCCAGGTGGATCATCAGATCTCGGAGACCGAGCTGATCCCGAGGAAGGAGGCGAAGCTCCGGTTTCGTGACCAAATACTCCTGGCCTGGGACTACGCCTGCGCGTATTGCAGGGAGCCACTGGGGCGCTCGGCGACGCTTGATCACGTGGTGCCGAAGGTGAAGGGCGGGCTCACCGTCCGCGAGAACCTGGTGGCCTGCTGCCTAGCCTGCAACAGCCACAAGATGCACCACGACTGGGAGGGCTGGTTCCGCTCGCAGTCGTTCCACTCCGAGCTCCAGGAGCAGGCGATCCTGCAGTGGCTGGAGCAGGACAGCGGCCGAAATTGCTGCTAGGCTTCCGGTCCAACGATTCAATCGCTGGGCATTCCGTAGCAGGGGGGCTGCGGTGAGGCGTGCAGGTGCGAGAGCCGGCGCCACCTCCCAACCATTTCAAGAGCCGGGCCGGGCTTGAACCAGCACTGAGTTCCAGTTGTCCTGGCTGCCTCTGCTTGGGCTACCGGCTCAAGTTCACCCTACGTCGCCCCAGTGGCGGATCACACCGGCCACGATGAAGGCATTGGTGATGAGGTAGGCCGCTTCAAGTAGCCAGCGCTCACGGCGCGTCATCGCGCTAGCAGGTGGTCGAGGTAGATCTCGGCCTGCCACAGGTCGCTCGAATAGCGGCAGTAGCCGTTGGCGCAGCTGCGGTAATACAGCTCGCCACCACCAGCGGGCTCAAGCGTTTCGATCGTGCCGCCGTCGCGCTCCATCGAGCTGATTACTGTCGGGTTGGGCATGCCTTGAACACCGAGCACTGGGCTGCAAATCTCCCACCAGTCTGACGGGCTTCTGGCCAGCCGAAGGAGCACTGCGCCTTCAGTCCCTCCCAGTGGATGCACTGCCAGCACAGCGGCTTGTTGTCGGCCTTATTGCTCAGCTTGCGTTTCAGGTCCGAGTAAATCCGTTCGGCTTTGAAGATCGCCGCTTCGGCCTGCTGCGTCTGCAGCGATGACTCCACCTGCTGATGGGGCCTGTTGCCGAGCTTGATGCGGACATGCCAGACGGAGTGCTCAAGGTAGAGCACCATCCGCCCTGCATGAAACCGCATCATCGCCATCAGAGCAGTGCGTCGATCTCGCGACGGAAATCTTCAAGACTGCCGTCATTATCGATCACTGCGTCGAATCCGTCCCAGTTGTCCAGGGCACCTTCCGATTCGTGGCTGCCATCGTGTACGGCAGAACGCCGTACCACCTTCCACATCTCGCCACCGGCGGCCTTGATCGCCTCGGCCTCATTGAGGAAGCGCACGTCGTCTGTCACGACATTGTCATGACGCTCGACACGGGCCTGCCAGCAGCGGATCCAGACATCGTCGGCGATCTTTTGCCTGCCCCACTCTGTCCCGATGGTCTGCAGCAGCCACCGGGCTGTGCAGCCAAGTTCAGGCAGGTACTTGTGCTTGTCGACCCACACCAGCTTCAGGGCTTCGTCTTCCCGATAGCCAAAGCTCTCAAGAAAGACGACAGCCATCTGTTTGAGTGGCTCGGCAAAGCTGACCGGCTGAAAGCCCTGATGAGCAAGCACCGTTGCCGCGAAGGTCTTGCCCGACTGTGGCGCCGGGCTGTAAAGGCCGATGATCCGGCCCTGGTCGCGATCGTATGAGTTGTTCATCGGTCGAACGCCGATGGGTCGATCTGCTTCACATCCCACCAGGCCTGCCGGGCCTCTTCAGCCGAGCGTTGGGTGAATTCCTGCCAGAGGCCGGTGTAGGTGGAGCGCAGAGGGTGGCCGTAGGGAAGGTCGTCGCGGCCCGACTGCTCGTAGAGCTCGTCGAGGAATTCGGCCTTCATTTGTTCGGTCGTGGGGTGGCAGTCAAACATCGTGTCCAGCGAGCCGCTTTGCGGCCAGGAGAGCTTCGGAATGGGTCTCGTACCCGGGGCCCCAACGAACGTGGGTGCCGTCATAAACCCAGGGCCGAAACATCAGGGTAAACCCGTATTCGGATGGGTGGGCGCCGTAGCAGGGATGATTTTGGCCCTGCCAGACACCTTGCTCGGAGTGAATCACCATTCGTCCTCCAAGCCAAGAACTTCGACCTGGTAGCCGGGGTGCAGTTCAGCTGCCATCCAATGGGCATTGGTGGCGCTGACGGCCCAGGTACACCAGACCTTGATGTTGCCAGCGGGATCCCGCAGGCGGATGCGGTAGTAGCCAACGGTCATGGGAGGATTTTCTTGAAGAAGCAGATCAGCAGCACGCAGACGACGCAGTAGGCGCCTGAAAGATAGAGGAACTGGAGCAGGGTCATCGTGGGTTAGCGTCGATCGGTTCACTGGCACCGGCCACAGCCGGTCCATCACCTTCCAGCTCGGCGGCGATGGCGAGCAGACGCTGGCGGGTTAGCCGTCGCTCGTGTTGTCGAAAGTGCCCAAGGTCAGGCGCAATGGGAGGCAGATCCAATTCTGTCGGCACCACCTGATCCGCAGCAGCGCGGAGAGCGGCAGCGAGACCGGCTTGGTAGCCAAAGCCATCGGCGTTGAAGTATGCGTCTTCGATCGCCTGCGCGGCGGGAGAGAGGTCAGTCATCACTCCGCCTCCTGCTGCGGCACCGGCTCGATGGCGGGGCGGCCCCATTTGGCAAGGACGGCGCGGGCGAAGCGGCGGCACTCTTGGAAGTCAGCCTCAGGGCCTTCCTGATCCCACAGGTCGTACAGCTCCTCATCCGTTGGCCCCTGCGGCTCGGGCTGGGCGAGGGCGGCGCGGGCTTCAGCCGCCAACGCATGAGTTGCGCGGCGATCATCCATCAGGAGCTGGCGGTAATGATCCAGCTCATCAGCCATGCGGGCACACAGCGCTCGCCAGTCGGTGGGGGTGGGGTCAGTCATTGGGCAGGGCCTCCAGGGCGCGGCGGATTAGGTAGACATCAATGTCGTCATCTTCCAGTGCTTTCAACGCCTGCTCCTTCAAGCTCGGCAGCTTGGGGCGCATTGCTTCTTTCAACGATTTACCCACTGGAGTAATCCGCAGATGTGGTTCATTTAGAGCATTGTGATCCAGCCACTTTGCATCCTTTGCAAGTTGCTGGTCGGCGCCCCATTGGGCGGCGCGGGCGGCGATGTGCTCAGTGACAGTGCAGTAGTCCTGATGGCGGCCTTCTGTGTCCCACTGCTGCACCAGCTCCGGCGGTGGGGTGATGGGGTCGGTCATTGCTCCACCTCGTAACGCTTGCCAATGGCAGCAGCCCAAGCCATCAAATCACTGGCTCGCACAAGCTGCACTCCATCTTCGGGACCATCGGCAACACGCCAATGACATGAGGCAGTGTCCTTCAGGGCGCACTCGATGGCAGACTTCGCGCCCCAGGTTGCAGCCTTTGCGGCAACGTAGAGGGCTTTGTCGCAATGGGCGGCACCGTTGGTGTCCCATTCGGCTTCCCATTGGCGAATGATTTCAGCCGGCGGGGAAATAAGGCGTGTCATTGATCCAGCTCCTTAACAAGTTTCTTTAGGGCCTTGAATTCTCCCCACGAGAGCCTGATGCTTTGTTCGCCACTGCTGCTCAAATGAGCATCGAAACCTTCTCTGTTGTGCCATAGCGACACCTCGATGAAGTCATCAGGCTTGGCAAGGCAATCAAAGTCGCGCAGGGACGCGAACG